AAGCATAATTGGGAAAAAAGTTTAGAAGTAATTTTACACCACGAGGGCGGTTATGTAAATCACCCAAAAGATCCTGGTGGGGAAACAAACATGGGTGTAACCAAAAGAGTATATGAAGACTTTGGTGGCACTAAAGATATGAAAGATTTAACACATGAAGATGTTGAACCTATCTACAAAAAGAATTATTGGGATAGAGTTAAGGGTGATGATTTACCTGAAGGACTTGACCTAATGATATTTGACTTTGCTGTTAATGCAGGTACAGGTCGTGCCGCAAAATTTATACAACGATTAGTAAACACAACCGTTGATGGTGGCATTGGACCAAACACACTAGGTAAAATCAAAGAGTATGTTGACCATTATGGATTAGAACAAACAATATCATCATATGCTTTGATGAGACAAAACTATTACGAAAGTTTATCTACCTTTGACACATTTGGTAAAGGGTGGACTAGACGAGTAAGTGAGGTAACAGAAAAGGCTAAGGAATGGATATCTTAACATTACATATACTTGCTGTTGGTTGTATCATATACCTATCATATAGATATGGTGTATATAAAGCCAATAAAGAATTTGATAAATTTTTACAAAGAATTTCTGATGTTGAGAAAGAACTCAACAAGAAACCTGTAGACCCTTTTTTTACTAGGCGATAATGCCAGTAGATTTACTTTATCCTACACCAATCTTTGTAGATAAAACAACTGATGAAAATATTTTTGTAGAAATACAAAATGCAGTAGATAGTGAAACATATAGTTATAATGACTATTGGGGTAAGACCCATGAACTATCTGAAAGTGGTGATATCATAAAAAAGTATGAATGCCATCATCTTCAAACATGGTTAGAGAAATCATTAAAAGAATATTACACGGTATTAAATCGAAGTCTATTGAAGTTTAATGATGATTTTGCCATAGAGAGTTGGATTGCAAAATTTAATCCTGATGATTATGCACATATTCATTCACATGGACATGCAGATATATCAGGTGTATTCTACCATCAGACAAACGATATAGATGGTCATTTATGGTTTGAGAATCCTGCAGTACAATCAGAGCAATCTCTATCTTATACACAAGAGGTTATTAAGTATGCACCTCAAAAAGGTAAACTTATAATGTTTCCTGGTTATATGAAACATGGTGTATTGAGAAATCAAACACAGGACACCAGAATAAGTCTATCATTTAATATTTACTTTCCAAAGAAAACTGCTTGACTTTTTGGTCAGGTTGTGATATAATAATATTATGTTTTTACACAAACCCCCAACGAAAGATTTACCACCTCTAAAGGCCAAGACCTCAGATGTTGGTAGATTTTATACAAACCTAGAGACTAACGAATCCTATCCTTCTATTACTACTGTTCTTGGTGCACAAAGTAAACAAGGCATATTAGAATGGAAGAAAAGAGTTGGCGAAGATGTCGCCAATCATATATCAAATCAGGCCGCAACAAGAGGCACGGCAGTACACAATATGGTAGAAGACCACCTCAATAATATAAATGTTGACGAAGTTGAAAAATATAAAAAACAGTTTCTACCTAGAATGATGTTTAATGTTTTGAAGCCTGAATTAACTAAAATAAATAATATTAGATTACAAGAAGCCGCGATGTATTCAAGTGATTATACAGTTGCAGGTCGTGTTGATTGTATTGGCGAGTATGATGGTGTATTATCTGTTATAGATTTCAAAACATCTACAAAAGAGAAAAGTGAAGATTGGATTGAAAACTATTTTGTACAAGGTAGTGCCTATTCTCAAATGTACAAAGAACACTTTGGTGAAGAAGTGCCACAGATTGTAATACTAATAACAACTGAACAAGGTACAACGCAAGTATTTAAAAAGAACCCGTATGATTACCTTGAGAAATTAAAACAATATGTCGAAGAATTTTATAAAACACTTCCTTAGTTTTTGGTGTATTCTAATTGTAGTTAGTTTTTTTGCAAAACAATTACAAAGTGAAGAGCACCCTTTATTTCCAGATGGCGTTATGACAACGCAAAATGTACCAATATTTTGTGGTAGTGGACCTGTAGTGTTTTCATATGCGAGTAGTATATTTAAACAAAAAGCGATTGCATGGTCAGATGTAAAATCAAGTGGTGATCCTAATTCAGAAACTTTTGCATGGGTATCATTTTGGTATAGTGATGAATTAAAAAATGGTTCTTTATTCTTAACTGTGAAAGAAACAGGCGAAACATGTTTGATGGGTTACGGTATGGATTGGATATTTGATACAGAATTATTATTAGATATAGTAAATGAGCAAATGAATGAGAATTGATTTTTATTGTCCTTACTATGATTTGATAAAGTATAAACCATACCCTATCAAACAAAACATGCCAGATTGGTTTAGAAAATTACCAATGTTCCATGATAGACAAATAAATCAAAGAACTGTTAAGGCATGTGTGCCATTTGTTGAGGCGATGACTAGTGGTTATTGTATACCAACACCGTTTGATCTAAAGATTAAAAAACAAATAAATGAAGATGGTAACTTTAGTTTATGGACAGAGTGGGGCACACTAGGTGCAAGTGAATTGATTGATAACAAGTATGGTAAATTACCAATGTTAGACTTTAGTGGTCATGACCCACATCAATATACAGACATGCCATTTCCTGATGGTTATTGGAATCTAGTTGCAAAGTTTGTATTACCATGGTCAGTAAAAACACCTGGTGGTTATAGTTGTTTATTCATACCACCAATGAATAGAGAAAGAGTATATTTTGAAATCATATCTGGTATCATTGATACAGACTTGTTTGAATTTAATTTAAACTTTCCTATCTACATGAAAGATTGGGACGATAGTAAAGGCCCTTATAGAGAACTTGTTATACCTGGTGGCACACCCATTGCACATGTATTTCCATTTAAACGAGACGATTGGAAAATGCACATTGGTAAAGACCCTAGACATAGCACCACTGAAAAGAAATATAAACGCCATGTAAAATTTCTATCAGACGCTGTACACAATTACAGAAACAAAACATGGAGAAAGAAAAGTTATAAATGACCCCTAAACAATTTGCACTACTTATTGAAAAGCGTGCCAGTCAAAAAAAGATATCACACATGGACGCAGTATTAGATTACTGTTTAGAAAAAGAAATAGAACCAGATCAAGTTACACATTTAATTAACAGAAACTTAAAAGAGAAAATAAAGATGAATGCCCAAGACTTAAACTTTCTACCAAAGACAGCAACACTACCAGTATAATGCAAGATGGGTACGAAGCATACAAGAAATACTTGGCACTAAAATTACATTTTACGAGGGACGATTATGACTTTTTTAAATTTAACGGACAGACTAAAGCAAGTTATGAAACATTTATACAACGCAACGATAAGTATTTCTTTATCAAGGCAGCCAGAAAATATGGCGATAGTATTGTGGACTTTTTTGTTAGCAACTTCATTTCTAGTAAGTCGCCTTACATAAAAGACTTTAACCAAGAGGCACATTTAGATAGACAAAAACGAATTGATGGTATATCATATTACTTTGAAACAGACATGGCACAACTATTAAGAAAATCACAAGGAGACTTTAACAAGATATTTAAAATTACGAGAGGGCAACACCCCATATTAGTGAAAACATATATGGCAAAGAGAGTAACCTTAGAGACCTTATGTGTCCTACAAAACATGTTTAATTACATCAAAGATTTTGATAAACATATTTCTGACACAATTATATGGCCACAACTAAAGACAAAAATATTAAAGTATAAACCTTTTCTACAATATAATGAGACTAAACTAAAATTAAAACTGAAAGAAATGGTATGATAACAGTAACAAATAATTTTGCGAGTGATGTGGTAACTTGGGAAGAAGCAATACATGATTACGATAAAAGTATGAAAGAAGGACTAGAGGTTAAATCATCTACCCCACCTGGTTTCTTTGTAACACATAATATAAATTATTTACCTAAAGTAAAGAAAGTATTAGATAAATTAACTTATAGTGTGGCACACTTGTATTGTAACTTAACAACACTTGCACCTACATTTGGTGAACATGCGGACGATGTTAATGTTTGTTTCTGGCAATGCCAAGGTGAAACGAAGTGGGTGATAGAAGAAAAAGATTACATACTAAAACCAGGTGATTTAATATTTGTGCCTAAAGGTGTTAAACATAATGTTATACCTTTGACACCTAGACTTGGTATATCAATGAGTAAAACATGAGTGAGAATTTATTTGTATTAGGTAATGGTGAGAGTAGAAAAGACATAGATGTCGAACTACTGAAAAGTAAAGGTAAAGTATATGGTTGTAATGCCATGTTTAGAGAACATGAACTAGATGGTTTGATTGCAGTTGACCCAATGTTAGAACACGAAATATATCAAAGTGGTTATGCACATAAGAATCCATGTTACTTTAGAAGTTGGGATGGCATGCCTGTTGATCATTATGAAATGATGAAAGAGGCACAAACAAGTAATATGAAAAGTCCTAACATAAGAGAATGGAAGTATAACCAAGAAGGACACTATCTATCTTTTGTAATACATGGCACAGCCGCAATAGATACAAACAGAAAAACTGATAGATGGAAAGGTGAGGGTTTTGAAAATGTTTATATCACATGGTTATATGGACACGATAAGATAACACAATTAAAAGAAATTATGAATGATTACTATGCCGGGTCATGGGAAGGTGAAGAAAGAGGTCCTGAAGACCCTGGTTGGTCATCTGGTGCAACGGCGATGTACATAGGTTGTAAATTAGAGAAACCTAAGACATGTTATTTGATAGGCATGGACATGTACAGTACCACAGATTTTATTAACAATTTATATAAGAACACACATGGGTATCTCAACCAAGACGAGTCCTCAGTAACACCACAAAATTGGATTACACAAATGGGCAGAGTAATGGTGAGATATAAAGATATTCAGTTTGTTAAGGTAAATCCAGAGGGCAACTCAAAAGTAAGTGAGAGAATGTTACAATGGGATTCCATACCAAATCTGACTTATCAACATACTAAGGAATTTATTTCACATTTAGCGCTTGACTTTTAAGCCTACCTGTGTTATAATAGAGTTATCATTTAGCAGAATTATATTGGTTGCAAACTTTATATCGTTCTGGCTGAACAATGCTTAAGAGGGCATAAGGCAAAGTGGTTAGAGGGTAGTGGGCAAACGCCTCAAGACACTAACTGTTTGTTTATTAGTAGGGACCATATCTGTACGAAAGTATGACTTGGACTCTTCCTGAAAAATTGTGGGTAATACTCCAGTTGAATCCCACGAACGGCTAAATGATAATTAATTTTCACTAAAGGTAAAAACTTGTATATATACTAATATACAATTATACGAATACAACGAATACAAACATAAGGATAAAATATGTCATTTGCAAATTTAAAAAGAAGTCGTGGTAACTTCGACAAACTAACTAAAGAACTAGAAAAAGTTACAACCCCAGCAACAAATCAAAACTCATCAGACGATACAAGATTTTGGAAACCAGAACTTGATAAGAGTGGTAATGGTTATGCTGTTATTAGATTTTTACCTGCAGTAGAAGGTGAAGAACTACCATGGGCAAGAGTATGGTCTCATGCTTTTCAAGGTCCTGGTGGTTGGTACATTGAGAACAGTTTAACAACACTTGGTAATAAAGATCCAGTTGGTGAAGAAAACAGTAGACTTTGGAATACTGGTTCTGAAGCAGATAAAGAAATTGCTAGAAAGAGAAAAAGAAAGTTATCATACTTTACTAATATCTTTGTAGTATCTGATCCTGCACACCCAGAGAATGAAGGTCAAGTAAAACTTTACAAGTTTGGTAAAAAAATATTTGACAAAATTACTGAGGCGATGAAACCTGAATTTGAAGATGAACAAGCAGTTAACCCATTTGACTTTTGGGAAGGTGCAAACTTCAAACTTAAAATTCGTAAGGTAGATGGTTACTGGAATTATGACAAATCAGAATTTGAATCACCATCAAAACTCAAAGAGAATGATGAAGATATAGAAGCACTTTGGAAAAAACAATATTCCTTAAAAAGTTTTTCAGACCAATCAAACTTTAAATCATATGATGAACTCAAAGCGAAATTTGAAAGAGTTGTATTTGGTTCTGGAAATACCGCGACCGCAGACGAAGTTAATATCCCACCTGTAAGTGCGGTTGAAAGTGTTGTGGAAGAAACTAAGGTAGAAACAGCACCGTCAATACCTGAAACTGCTACTCCCCCTAGTAGTGAAGACGAAGACGATACTATGAACTACTTTAGCAAATTAGTCAACAATTAATCTCTCCTGTTGAGTCCACAACTTATGGTCCGTGCTCTATATAAATAGAGCATGGACTTATTTTTTACAATATTAGTAGATTTTGGATTACCCGTTGCCGCAGCCATGGTAATGGGTCTTTTCATTTATATAATCCTAAAGTATATATTGGCAGGTGTAGTAGGGCAAGTTGCAACCATTACAATGTTAATATCTGCTTTAGATAACAGAATAAAAACTATGAACCACGACATGATAAAACTAGACATACTGATTTCAAGTGCCTTAAACTTACGACCAGATTTAGATAGAGTATCAAGGTCAGATGGTAAAGAAGACGCAAGAAAAGATTAATGGTAGAAGTAGAAGTAACAAGTCCAATCATTGAAATGTTAAATCAATATGGTTTTGCCACAGTGGCTGCCATAGCGATGGGTTGGTTCATATATTTTATTTACAATTATGTTACAGGTCAGATTATAGAAAAACTTGATAAGGCACAAATGACTACCATAGCACTAATAGATCGTATTAGAATGCTAGACAATGACTTGATACGATTAAGGTCAAAACTTAACACCGTATTAGAAATGAGAGAAAATGAACAACGAAACAAAGATAGAATACCTAAAGAGCCTGAAGACTAGCGCAATCATAGTAGGGTCAACCATATTACTTGCCTTCTGGGTAGTGTTGATAATTACTTGGTTTTCATAAATAGTATGTATGGAGAAATGGTACAAACCCAACATAGATAGAAAGATAATCAAAGAACTAGGTAAGAAAAGTGATTTGCCAGGTTGGCAACATATGATTACTTACTTCTGGTTACTACTTGCATTTGGTACCGCATGTTACTTTACATTTGGTACTTGGTGGTTCATACTACCTTATCTATGTTACTGTACACTATGGGGTGGCTCTGATGCGATATGGCATGAATGTGGTCATAGAACGGCATTCAAGTCCAGAAAACTTAATGACTTTTTCTATAACATCGCCAGTTACATGGACAACTTTGAGCCAGTAAGATGGAGATGG